CCTGTAGAGTTTTGGATACCAGTCTCAATCAAATTGATTAGACTGTCATCAGACACCTTTTCTTTATACTTATTACCAGCCATTACAATGAACCCCTACCTGTGAGGATTTTTTTAGTGTTTGCTAAATTTGCGTAGTCATAGTCTTTACTACCAGCTTTTACAATGTCTTTTTTCTTTTTAGGTTTAGGTTCTTTCTTTGGCTCGACTTGTGTTTCATTAAATCGCATAGCTCCCTCCGTGGGTCTAACTAACTAACTTGGGGCTATGCCCTATGAATTGTAGACAGTCAGTTTTATATCATGACTAGGATGACGCCTGCCCAGTGTTCAGCTATAGTTGGTTGATGCCCAAACTATACGGTAGCGAAATTCCATCTGCAGAACAACGTAACGAGTGAGGTTGTGTAACCTCGTGGCGTAGCACTTTGCGTTAGTGCCAGACGAACTTATTCTTCTTCAGTTAAAACAGCATTAACAACAACTGCCGATCCTGCAAGGACACCAGCACCTGTTGCAACAACATTAGCATTGGTGTATGCTGTACCTAAGATAGATGCACTGCCTGTAACCCCAGATGATACTGCGAGTGGTGCAGCAACAGTTCCCACTGAGAGTCCAATAATCATTGGATCTACTACTGGTTTAGTTTGGGGGGCTACACTTCCAGTAACCGCAAGGGCCATGATCAACCCGATAACAATATTCATTTCAATACTCCTCAAAAATTAAGTGGTGGTTTACCTGCCGCGACCACCAGCGCGTTATGAGGACAATGCAGGAATCTCTATTCTCTATAAGGAACTTAGAGAACTTTATGCATAACCATAGTATACTTCGAGGCATTTATCCTCATGGTTAATAGACACCATATCGAGTGGTATCCTACCTTGTATCCAATACTCTAGCACTTGACTATGAAACTCTTCTTCTAAATCCACTGGGTACTGTCCTCTTCCCAGTCCGATATCCTCTCTTTCCATGAAACATTCCTTGTGTTTAGACGATCCCAATGTGTGCGTAACACCTCAGCACATATGGCGAGGGAGATAACAGTATCATCATAGCAACCAGGTGCTGCTTCTGTCTTTCCACTAGCGGTAGAGATGTAGTCCTTTAGTTCTCTAATCAGAATAGGTGAGGGGATCATAATATCCTCATTGTCTATTAGGTTCTTTAGGTTCCCAATGATCACAGGTTTAGATGCAGAGGTTGTCCTGAAGCCTAATCTCATACCTTCTTCGTTAGACACATTGGCTATCTTAGTTTGTTTGTACAGGTTTAAATAGCCCATCTGTTCTAGTTTCTGCAACGTAGCAATGCCCATTGAGTTAGACTCGACAGCTAGGAAAGCATTGTTATAATATCTACCTAAGTAGAACAACAACTCACCCCACATACTAGGGTCAATGCGATTGTTACGATATACAGCTACAATTTCATATTTATTATTCATAACAACAGCAGCACTATAGTCTTGACCCACCCCTAAAGAGACATCAGCCCCAATCACATAGGGTTCTTCCCATTTAGGGTAATCATATATAGACAGGTTACCTTCCCTGTTATCATCAAACATTTTACTAGATGGATCCCAATCACTACGCTTTTGTTCTGGACGGGGTACAAGAGAGTTTAATTTATCAATGTCAAACACATTAGCACCAGACACAATAAATGCCTCATCCGCTGTAGCAGGATACTCCTGTTGAAACTTTAACTTACCACCCTCTGCAATTTTTAATCTGCGCCAATACAATTGATCATTATCTAACCCATAGTTCTCTACAAGGGTTTCTTCTTCAATCGTTAACTCCATTCCCTCAGGGGCTGTACGCCTATACTCAGGGGTTATGAACCAAGGTAGAAAGATTGGTAGGTATTCATTCTCACCAGCTACAGCACCCTTCCAGAGCCTGTAGAACTCCCCTTGAGCACCATTAGCTGTAGACTCTAGTATAACCTCAGTGCCTGGTGCTTGGGATATACCTTGGAACAAACCAGCCAATATCTTCTCATCATGAGTCCAGAAGGCTACTTCTGATAGGTGAGCAATCGTTGGTGTAGTTCCACGACCAGCTTCCGGAGAACCCGCTGTATACAGACGATAAGAGCCAATAGCATCTTTATCATTGTAAGCAGGAGACTGTATCTTAATTTCTTTAGCATTAGATGTAATCTCCTTAGGTACTAACTCACCCTGCATATTCCTAATCAAGTTCTTAGACATACTAAACAAGGCATCTGATGTAGCAGAGTCATGCGCCATAACCACTGATCTAGAATGAGGTGAGAAGTATGACTTCCAAAAGACCCTACCAGCACAGTAAGTGCTGATACCTTGTTGTCTAGCCTTTAGGATAATAGCCCTAACCATACCAGTTTCTTCTTGTTGTTCTACGAGAGCCTTAGTGATACGCTCTTGGCACTCGTTAAACCTAAAAGGTATGAAACCTAAGCTAGTATCCTTGGTAATAATCTGTATCTGTTCTTCGGCAAAGGAAGTAAAGTCCCCCTCGTACCCTTTTAGTTTTACCCTCCTCTCTTTTTCTTTGAGAAGAGACTGTATCTCTTTATTGTTCATTGTGTGTCCTCTATGTCCCTATAAGGAACTTAGAAATATATTTATATATTTTTAGATATGTGGGTATTCTGTGAGAGATTGAGGTACCCCCTCCTAGGTTTGGGAGAGTCTTTGAGGAAGAGAGCCTAATAAGTACTTTTTTTATCAGGTACCCTCATAGTCTTGCAGTACCCCCTAGATCTCTAAGAGGCCCTCTCAGGTAGGTGTCTATCTTTTAGGTACTGTGAGGTACTCTGAGACTTCTATAAGCTCTGTGAGGCTCTCTGAGGGTCTTATGTGGCATAGGCTCTAGCGGGACTATGGGATTGTGTGGGATTCTGTGAGAGACTGTGGGGGGATGGTGTACTGTTCTCTAAGTTCCTTATAGGGAGAAGCCTTCCAGTCCCTCCCTTAGGTTACTATATATCTATATCTATACTATAAGATCTCCTAGTCTATCTCTCAGTATCTCTCAGTCTCTCTCAGTATCTCTCAGTCTAGACCAATGTACAGTATCTCTCAGTCTCTCTCAGTATCTCTCAGTATCTCTCAGACCTCTACATGATTGGTTCGGATAGTCTCTGATCTGACCACAGGGGCCAGATCTAAGAAGAAGTATAGGGGCTGTCCCTGTACTGACTCCAAGGTTCTCTTGGTGTCTCATGGATCTCTCAGAGGTGTGGGGTCCGACATATATCTTGAAAGGATATACCATGCAATTCCCAACTTCAGACAAAATCATCCTTCGTGCTGCTAGACGCCTTGAAATATTCTGGGAACAGGACGATGGTATTCAAGATCCTTGGATGCAGCCAGAAAACCAGGAGATGATAAAAGCATTCGAGGCTTTCTTACTCTCCTGCGATGAGTGTGAACTTAAGCGTGTAGTTGCTCTCTCAAATGTATGCTTAAATTACGCATATATGATTCTGGATACATTGTTCGCCAATGAGCGGCAATACGATGGGTTCCCGTTCTATGGCCCTAGTGACCTTGGTAAAGACCCAAGACAACTGTCCCTCATCTAAGTCTTTTTGTTTCAGCAATCGTAATGGTTGCTGTTTCATAAACACTTATCTTAACCTATATCTTGAAAGGATATACCATGACTAACTCAATTGCAGGAAATGACATAGACTTCTTCGAGCATAAATTTGACAAACTCTGTGACTCCGTAGAATGGACAACAGATTTCGAGAATGAGCTTGACCCAGGTGAACAATGGGAACACATCAAAGAGGAGATGATACAAGCTGTGGACAAAGTCCTAACCCTGCCAGATGGTTTGGGTATAAACGACTACGTGACACAAGACGAGATAGATCACCTCCTGACTTACATCTTCATAAAAGAAGTGGACGAGTGGCTTCCGCTTGTGTCTTAAGTCTTTTTGTTTCAGCAATCGTAATGGTTGCTGTTTCATAAACACTTATCTTAACCAACTCTTGAAAGGAGTTTACTATGCCTATGAACATATGGTACAGCACTGGTGAATGTCGTGAGCTAAGTAACTTGGCTTTACGTCCATTCACCGATGATGCTGGTAATAAATATCAAAGTGTAGAACACGCTTACCAATCGTGGAAAAGTGGCAGCTTTGATGCAACTACCTACAACAAAAAATGGGATAAAGCTGGAACCAAACACATTGGGAAGCTTGGTACCAAAACCAAGGGTAACTGGAACATAACTCTCATGGGTAAAATCATGGCGAAAAGTTTCCTACAAAACCCAAAATCCCATAAAGCTCTTAGAGCAACAAAGGGAACTACTCTTACGCACACTCAAGATCGTGGTGTGTGGAAGACACAGTTTCCTAAAATACTAATGCAAATAAGAGACTCTTGAAAGGATATACCAATGCCTAAACTCTCTATGCTACTCTGTGCTGCTATCCTAACATGGGTAGTAGTCAAAGTATTCTACATCGATGCCAATGGTATGGGTGTACACGTAAAAGACTTCGGTGGATATCATATAGAGTTCATCGAAGTATCACCTATCGAAAGGACAGTCAAATGAAACTTGACTTCAAAATGAATATCTTCAAGTCCTACTCTTTCAAGGATGATGTAGATTGTGAGTTATCGTACCACATAGAACCAAACAGAATCCCAGACATCATCTCAGGTTGGGAGGATGCTGGCTATGTGGTACGTATGGAAACACCAGTGTATTATGAAAGGGGCAGCCTATGCGCAGTCACATGAATAACATAAGGGTAACACACCTTTCAGAAGAAATCTCAATAGCCCAACATAAAGAGTTTGAAGGTGGTGTGAGTGAGGTGACCTCAGTTCAAGAGGTTGCCATCTTACCAACAGGCTCTCATGATTGGGTTATTATGAAGTATGACGATACTCTGGATAGTCTCATAGAAACTCTTCAGAATGCTCGTACTCTAATTCAAAAGCGAAAAGACCTTGAATATGGTGTCCCTAAAGTCTGGGATGTCGATGACATAATAGACACATACGATTCATCTCCCGATCTTACATTGAAGGAATTGTCTCGTAGGTCTGGTTGGTCAGTTAGAGAACTACTATCACTTTTAACACATGAGGATGTATCAGATGACTAAGCTAACAAAAGAACAAGCTATCAAAGCAACCATAGAGAAGTATCCTCTTATGACTGAAGTGAAAGCTAAATACTATGTTGAAGAAATCTTAGGATATACCTAATGATAAAAGTGTATATCCTTGTCTTAACACTATATCAAGACTGTGGTGTTAATCACGTTCTTGACTACAACCTAACAGGAACAGACTGCCTAGAGCGGATGC